GTCGAAAAGGACAGTGACATTCAAGCTTTCGTCAAATTAGAGCGATATTTCGACGAGACCAAATCGCCTAGGATGATCATGGGGCGAAACCCCAAATTCAACATCTTTTATGCTCAAGTCATCGAGCCCTTGGAAAGAGCCTTTTTCAAATTGGATGAAGTGGCTAATGGCAAAGACCACCATGCCATGGGCGAGCAGTTTTCAAACATAGCTGCTCGCTGCCACCATATCGTGGAAAACGATATGTCCAAATACGAAAGCTCCCAAAGGGAAGAAGTGCTTTTCTTGGAGTACTTATTTTATTATCTCGTCATATCAGCAATCTGTCCTGAATTCATACCACTATTACGTATAGCCTACGCGGCATGTTTGTCGAGCAAAGTCAAAACCAATTTAGGCATTATGCTCAAGTTCATTCTATGCCGTGTCTCTGGTGATCTCACAACATCATTAGGCAACGGGATCATCAACTTGATTGTTTCCATCTTCAATCAAGTAATTAACACCTGCCACCCCAGCTTTTGCCAGCTGGACCGATGTACACGTCCAGGCTGTAGGGTGCGAGACATAATAGTGAAGGGAGATGATAGTATGCTTGGTGCGAACGCCAATCAAACTTTCCACAATTATTACCAGTATTTCGGGCTTGATGCGAAAATCATACATCGACCTGATTGCCAGTCTGCTGAGTTTTGCAGCGGTGGTTTTGTGGAAGTCACTCCGGGGAGATATGTTTATGTTCAAAAACTCCAAAAACTACTTGAATCACTAACAACGTGCATAAATGAGGATGTGGTTAGAAACGGCTGGGTAGCTCAATACTATTACAGCCTAGGCCTCATGTACAAGGTAGTTTATCGCGGGATACCCATTTACGAAGACGTCGGTGACTTCTTGTTAAGAACAACACGTCCTGACACTATGCGCATCAATCTGGACCTTATAGGATCCTACAATTTGAAAGACGCATTCCAAGCTGAGCATGCACATTGCGAGATCGACGCAAGCATGGCTTACTTGGGGGTTTCACTCGTGAATAACATGGACTATGGTGAATTGCAGAGCATAAGAGATTTCTTACGTGCTCACCATCTGCAACCACCCCCCGAGATGTGCAAGCGTGCTCGCGTTCGAAAGGCTAACAACGACGATGAGCAAGCATACGATTTCGATTTCCAGGGTCTCAATGACTCCGTCCTACATAAGCCAAAAAGCAATGACTTCTTAAACAGGGTCAGGATGCTTGAAGATCTTGAACGGTCTTATGTAGAGGCGTTGGTGCGCTAAAATCCAACGCTAACAATCT